GTACACCATCCTTCAGAATTGCCGCGCCATCAAATGCAATGCCCTGCGTGTATCTGTCACTCATTCCCCACCTCGCGTCGGCCATACGCCGTTAGTACACATCAGCATCAACAAGCACCACGGAGTAACAAAATACGCCAATGCTCCGGCAACCAGAACGATGATTATGTTTTCTATGTGCGCCCATTTACTCATTCCCCACCTCCCTGCACCTGATTCGGTGCAGTATCATCGACGCATAGCAACGTCTTGTTTAAATGAAACCCACTCGTCGTAGAAATAGAAAACCAGATACCCAAGAATCGCTGGCCAGTACAGCACTGCGAAAATAATACGGGCAAGTGTTGGGAAATCCCCGGTGAAGGGGATTGACAGCCAAGTCAAAGTAATAAATCCGGCGATATAAAACAGCCCAAATACTGCGAACAATACTTCTGCACACGGCTTCAGTACCGATACCCATATAAACTTTAGGTATAACATTGAGTCACCTCCCTGCACCTGATGCGGTGCAGTATCCAAGCCATGTAATGCGCGTTGTGTTTCATTCCCCATGCCCCTCCGGCTTCGGCTCTTCGCCGTAGCTTGCTTCCATGGCGTGGCGTACCTGCGGTATCTCCCGCTGCTGCATTATGATGATCACTACGATCAGGCAAAACACAAACACTAAAACCGTACCCATAATCTTGTCGTCATTTTTCATTGTTGTTCTCTCCTAGCGAACTCGTGTCGGATTGCGTCAATAAGTTTCTCTGTCTCCGGCATAAAAAACCGCGCAGTATCTCCCTCTTCGCCCATCGGGTACGCTTCCCAGTAAGGCTTGCCCATACTCCCAAGGGCGTCGTTGCAGTCTAGGTACACGGATATGCCAATATCGTTTTTGTTAACCATAAAACGTGCCGCAGCACCACCAAACGGCGGGACAATCTGCACATCCCAGTCGGCGTCGAATCTGATTGTCGGTATAATACGTACCCAGTCGCGCCAACCTTCAGCTCTTTCAATCGTTAATCGTTCCATACGTAGATCAATATCTCTGTTGTTATTTCTCATCTTTATTCTCCATCTGCAACAACGCTTGCAGGAACTTGATTGCGTTTTTTATGTCAGCTTTTGGACTCACACCCCCTGCGTGCTTGGTCACAACTACACTGCCGGAACGGTACGAGCACTCTATCGCTGCTCGACGGGCTGCTTCTAACGCAGTTGTGTCTGTATGACTGTGACTCATCGCCTCCCCCTCGCGGCCACCGCCGCCTCTGCCAATTTGTGATCAAACAGCTTTCTGTTCTCCCTGTACCAGTAACTCACCCGGTCTGCCGGCACATCGTGATACCCAGCAAGCGCCTTGGCCGTGATGCCCACGCGCTTGCAGTGAGCCGCTGCGCTATCCTCAGTCATCTGGGTGACCTACGCGCGCGATTCGGTCAGGACGAAACCAGATTCCAGACTTCATCATCACAGTGTGCAGTCTGTTGCTTTTATCCACCCACCAGAAAGAGTCGTCCGGTGCGTTGACGTACTCGGGGTTAGTAACCTCCCCCTCATCGTCGTATGTGCATGTGATCCACCTAGTAGTCATTCTGCATCTCCTCCAGCTGCGCGTTCCACAGCTCTGCTGCCTCGGTATCGGCTTCTTTGACCAGCTCATCGCTGCCCTGCCACTGCGCGTAGGGAACCTCTGTGCCGTCCTCGTCGATCATCACACTGACGATCCTGCCATGCAGGTACGTGAACAGCGTGTCGCCGACGACGACATCGCCTGAGTACTCATGCTCTTCCGGATCCTCTGGCGGGAGCATGGCGTCGTAGTGCTGTTGTGCGCTAGTGAAGCTCATCTTTTCGCTCCTCCCATGCTTTCTGACTCTCGGCCATACGATTAAGCACTTGAGTTACTGGGACCTTGTAGTACATACACATTCCCCACAACACGGGCACTAACGCCCCGATCAGAACGCATGCCTTGTAGTATTCAGACTTGTCTTCGTTAGCGCCTTCCCAACGATCTAAAACCACACTGATTTCTCTTATCAGCTCGTCCGCACTTTGCCCGGCTGTGTGCGCTTCTTCCTCGGTCAGGGACTTCATGGTGCTGTCCTCGCGCACAAATGCGCCCGGTTGTTGTAGTCAGGCCAGCCGTACTCGCCGCCCGACTCGCGGTAAATCTGGACCATCTCACAGTGGTGCTTGAGTTCGAGGTCTTGATCGTCGGGCTTGGTTAGCACTACGCCCACCGCAAGTATCAGTATCACAAACACCGCTGCACCCATCAGCTGCATTACTCGCACTAAGTAATAACTGTTCATTTAACACTCCGCAGGTGCTTAGGCACCGGCTGTTTGGTTTTCTCCAGCACGATGTTGTACCCGAGTACTCGGGCAACCGGTGCCAGCTTGTCTATCCTCGGCGCGCCTGTCTTGCCGGACTTCCAAGCGTACAACGTCACCCAGTGGCAACCGGCTTGGGCTGCAATAGTGCGCAAACCTTCGTCTGAATACTTCCAAAGTTCGTGGATGATATCCACGAATATTGCTTCACGCGTTTCTTCGTTGAGTTTAAGTTTCTTCATGACTGCCTCCAGATGCGGATGCCGTCACCTTCTCGGCGCGCGATAAACTTTTTGTTGTGGCGGTCGCCACAGGACTTAGCTGCTCGGTAGGCTTTTCCATTCAGATCTTCGTTCGGATAAGCCACAGACTCTCCGACTTCCATGTCGGAAAATGGGTACTTGGTTGCCCGCTCCCCGCGAGGGATGGGAATGTCTTTCTCGATCTCAGTCATTTTGCACCTCTATTTACTAAACGAGGTTTTATTATATTTATTATCGCAACAAAAGAAAACATTTATTTACTTTAATCTGACAGCTTTGTGACGCGATCTGAATGAACACCGCCTTCAGCATACATCTCTGCAATTGCAGCTGCCCGCTCTGGATCAGACAGCGCCAGCACTTTGCAGTACTCTCGCACGACCAGCGCGCCGGCCAGTCGCATTAGCGGCGTCTCGTAGTAGTCCGCCAGCTCGCGCGCCATGTAGTAGAGCTCTGGCCGCATAAGCACAGCTGTCGCTTTGCGCTTTACGAAGTTGACCCCGAGCCGAGGACCCGGCTTTTTGCTGAATGCGTGTTTCTTTCGCGGCTTCTTTAAGGGGGCTTCGATATCAGTTGTCGTGGTCATTCCTTCTGCTCCGTATCATCAGGTTCATACTCTTCGTCGTACTCCTCATCAACGATATCCTCAGCGATTTCGTCAACGATCGGCGTAACATCGATCACCTGCGCAGGGTCGCCGTACATCGCCTTGATCTCCTCCAGCTTCTTTCGCACCTCATCCGCGCTCATCGTATCGATGGTGCCGTGACGGATTTCCTTGCGTTCAACGTAGATAGTTCCCAGCGCCTGACCACGCCGGTACTCCGCCTGCACTGCAGCAGAGTAGTTGCCGGCCTCCAGCGCCTTGTCTCGGATGTTCTGCAGGTCCCTCATGTGTCGCTCTATCGTGGTGCCATATTTTTCGGCAATGTCTTGCCGGTATCGCTGAATGGCAGCGACGATGTGGGGATTGCGCTTTGGGTTTGTCAGGTTGTAGCCAATGTCACCCGCAGAATCTTTTGAATAGCCGGCAGCTAAAGCCGCCTGCACAAGGGTTACCTTTCCATCACCGTCAATCAGCTCTTGGATAAACTTCCATTGCTGCGCGGTTACCGGGCGCGTCTGGTCCTCAAGCGGCGCCACTGGCGTGCTCAGGCGCGCATTGAGCCTGTCTCTGCGCACTGGTGACTGGTTAAGCAGTGTTGCTATGCGTCCTTTTTTGACGGTCATGTTGCGGCCTCCTGCGTAGACTTAACATAGACCTTTGCGGCTTCCGCGCCCTTTGCTACAAAAGTTTTATGGCCGATCAAGTTTAAATATTCGATCCAATCTCTTTGCTCTGCTGACACACTGCCCCCCTTAGTTTTTTTAAATTCAATCCACAGCAACCACGCAGGGATAAAAAGATCAGGCACGCCCGGCGAGACTCCCTCCAGCTTAAACCTGCCCCCTTCTCGGCGTGACCTAGCGCCCCCGTTCGGGATAGCAAAAATGCGAACATCAGGATAAGTCCGCCGGAACCACCAAACAAACTCCCTCTGCTCCTCATGCTCCGTGGGGACGCGATCCACCGCAGAAACCTTGTCTGCAGAAGACTTTAAAACGGTATTCGCATTTCTAGCCAGTCTTCGCATTTATTAAGCTCCCTCGCAAATTGTTCTGGCACCACCTGATCAAACTTCATGCAGGTGGCGCTGAAAGATAAAAAGTGTTCACACGTAAAACAACATTTTGGCGGCCTTCTTTTATAGTAGTCTTTAACAAATTCTGGCTCGCGATACATATCAAAACTCTCTTCTAGTAACCCGAAAAAATTTTCCGTCTTTCTTATAACTAACTAACTGTGGCTTCCTTCCAAAGTTTAACTCTGCACAAATGCTACCTAAGTCGTCATGCTTTAAAGCATTGACGGCACCGCTTCTCGCAGCAATGGACGCAAGCTTCTGTGCGGCAGTTTCGCCAGAGTAGCCGTCATGCAGGATTGTAAAATACTCTGTCACCACGGGGTCAGAGAGCGTACCGTAGTAATCAACCGCAATCATGCGCTTGCCGCTTGCTTTGCTAACATGCTCTCTCCAGCGCCAGTCACTAATACTCATTTCAATGGAGTCAAGCCCCATGATGTCAACATTGCGCAGCTCAAGATCTGGTTTTTTTGGTGGCGGGAACGGAGCTCCGCAAGCCGGACAAATAGTCGCCGAGATATGCACAAGCTCTTGGCAGGAAGAGCACACTTTTACAGGTGCTTCGCCCTCTCCGCTTTTTTTCTTGCTTGGAGGATTCACGGCGGTGATTGGACCGTGTGTCTCAACGACGCCCGCAAAGTCGAGCACCAGACAGTGGTCAGTGTGGCTCTTGGGGCGCAGACCTCGACCCGCCATCTGCATATACAGCACAGGCGACATGGTGGCGCGCAGCATAGCTATCAGATCAATGTCCGGGTAATCAAAGCCCGTTGTCAAGACGTTGACGTTGGTCAGCGCCCGAATCTTGCCAGACTTAAAGTCGTTTATTATATCTTCACGGTCAATTGCAGATGTATCCCCAGTCAGGCAGGCAGCCTCAATGCCACGCTCAATCAGCTCATGCGCGACGTGTTGAGCGTGCTCAACTCCGGCGCAGAAAAACAGCCACGCCTTGCGATCCCCAGCAAGACTAATCACCTCGTCAACCACCGCCTTATTATGCTTCTCTGTATCAAATGCCGCCTGCATTTCCGACTCAATGTAATCACCGCCGCGTTTTTTTATGCCCTCGGTACTGAGCTTCTCCTTGGTGATCTTGGATCTGAGCGGTGCTAGGTACTTTTTATGTATGAGCTCCTCAATGCTTACCGGCTCCAGCAGAGCATCAAACAGCGCCGGCTTGTCAGTGATCATCCCGTGACCCAATCGATATGGCGTTGCAGTCAAACCAATAACCCGTATCCTCGGGTTAATCTCCATCAGCTTTTTAATTAGCTTTCTGTAGCCGCCCGCATCCTCATGGCTGATCAGGTGGCACTCGTCAACAACGATCAGGTCAACGTGACCAATCTGATCGGCCTTGTTGCGCACAGACTGGATCCCAGCAAATGTGATTGGCTCGTTGAGATTGCGCATGCCCAAGCCGGCTGAGTATATGCCCAGCGGCGCGCCCGGCCAGTGCTGGAGCATCTTCTCTGCGTTCTGTTCAATTAGCTCCTTAACGTGCGTCAGCATCAAGATGCGCGTCTCCGGCCAGCTCTGCAGAGAGTCTTTGCACAGCGCTGC